AGTGTCACGGGAATAGGTAACGCTTCCATACCAGTTGATGGAGAACTTAATGCGGCCGTGAGTCTGGTAGTAGTTCCAATCTCGCAGCGTTGACAGTTCGCTATACGCTCGCTGGACCGCGGTTCGCAGGTCGGTCTGCTCCGCATCCTGCGGCCCGCCATAGCTGCTGGTGATCAAATGTTCGACTGCGTCGTAGTAAGTCAGCACTAGGATTGTCCTTGGATAATGCCTTCGGCCGCACCGACTTTGGCGATGTAGTTCATAATGCCCGTCACAACCGCTTCTAGGTCAGGGTCGGTAGACGCAAGGATGTTGGGAACCTCCAGGCGAAACGACTCTGGGTCAGTCACCACCTCCCCGTCCCGCAGTCCAAAACGTCGCAGCCGCACGTAGGCGTTCGCATCGCCGCTGGGGCTGGGGGCTGAAATTTCAACTAGCTCCACCCAGATACGGTCGTAGGTGGTTGCCGGTACGTTCAATGGGTTCTGGGCCATCAGCAAAGGGAGAGACATTTGTCACCAAGTGGAATGGGCGATTCTTCGCCAGGTATTGGTATTCACGCATACATACAGGTAGCTGGAGTCCCAGCAGACTTCCCCGGTATTGCCGGTAGCTGTGGAGCTAGCGGGAGTCCGCGATGTTCCAAGGCGCAGTGTGGAGCCGGAGATATGTAGACCCACGCCGCTGGACACAGAGGGGGTTGAGGTGCCGATGCCGACATTACCAGATTGTGAAATTCTCATCCGCTCATACGTGCCTGTCCCGAACAGGAGTGGCGCACCATTGGTGTCGATGAAACCGGCACTAACATTTTGAAAATTAAGAACTCCCAAGCCAGCGTTAGCAAGTCCACCCGATCCCCATGTTCCGGTAGCAGCATTGCCATGCTGGACAATGTAAGTGCCGGTGTACGAAGAGGCAGACCAGTAGTCCGAAGCCTGCGCTTCGATCAACGTCCTCCCAGATGTAGTGCCGCCCCGCGCAACGAGCCGCACATCATTGCCGACCACTTCCAACTGGTTCTGCGGATCTGTAGTGTTGAAACCAACTTTGCCGTCAGAAGCGACCGTGACGCGCGTTACCCCACCAGTGACGATGCGGAGTGTGTCCGCACTGGGAGAGAAGATGCCGGTATTGGTGTCACCCGTAAAGGTCAGCGAGGGAGCGCTCACAGTGCCAGCCGATGCGACAACGACACCTTCCGCTGGCACAGCGCCGATGTCGGCTGGTGTCAGGGCGTCACTGCCGCCCGTGGCATGGGTAGATTTATGAACGCCGACATTGCCGTACAAGTCCCAGGTCTTGCCGGTCCATTGGTAGGTGCGGGAGTTCTGCGTGACCAACTGACCGACACTGGGTGATCCGGGGAACGTGATTGCCATAGCTTATCCTTGGAGGGACTCCCATTTCAGAATGTCCGCAGCGTAGGCTGTGCGGATCGCTGCCTCCTGCTCTTCCGTGAGCGTTGGCTTGCCAGCGTCATCTTCGGCGTTTAACTGTGGCACGGGAGTCGGCAGGCCCAGCCAGTCCGCGCAGGCGTCCAACTGGTCAGGGAAACGGAAATGGGTCACGCCATCCTGCAGCAACCCCATGTCATCCAATGGCCAGAAGTGAACGTCACTTTGAAGAAGCTGCAACCCTTCTTCCACGGTTGTTTTGCGGCGTGCGCACGCGGATCGGAACCGCTCCACAGGATCCCGCACAAGACAGCACAACCCTTCGGCAGGTTCATCCTCTTGGAGGGGCGAGCCGATACTTTGCGTAGTTGCGTTGATCGGATGCCACTCGCCGCCGGGAGTGCGGGCATCTTCTGGGATGGCTTGCCAGATGATTGAATAGCTGCCAGAACGCGGCACAAGGGCAAACCGGCGGTCGTTAGGCAGGGTGATTTTTGCGCCTTTCATAGCGCTGTATATCCTTATGCGATTGGAACGGCGACAAAGTAACTAGGCGTTTGCGTTAACAACCCACCCCAAGAATACGTTCCGGCAGGCAAGATCATAATAAAAGTATAACCACCGGTATGGTATGATCCGTCTTTCTCCAGCGTTTGGTATGTCGGAGGACCATAGACCGTAAACGGGAAAGACGTAACTAAATTGGCACCGAATCCCCCAGTAGCTAGCAATACCGCTGACTTGGTTGATACCGTTACTGAGGCAGCACTGCCGTATGTTGTATTTTTTGACCACAGAAGGCCGCTTTGCGTCCATCCCGACACAGAAATTGGCGAGGTTATTGTGGACGCACTGGTGATCGTAAGTGTCCCAACTGTTCCAGAAGCCCGAGACTGTCCTTCAAAATAGTACGTGCCAGCCGCAGGCAAATACATAGCCCATGGTTGGTTGGCCCAATACCGACCGTTGGCGCAGTTATAAGTGCCGTCTTTTTGAAGTTGATTGAACAACGTATTGCTAGACGCACTGTATATGTAACCGGTTGAGCTGCCACCAGGGCTGCTATAGGATGCTGGAGAAGCAGCGCCGGGAGTCCATGTGATCACACAAGCAGAGGGAACGGTAAAGCCAACTCTGTCTGCCCATGTATTGGCGTTTGACTTGGTGAACGTGAGCGTTGAAGTGCCAGCGCCGCTGACTGTTGGTGCATTGGCCCCGGATACAACCACACTGCCGGAAAAGGAAACACTGCTTCCTGCCGTTGGTGTTGCGGTGGTGGTGCTGCTGTAAGGCCCCGTGCCGTCGCTGTTAATACCCGCCACGCGGAACGTATACGCCGTGCCGTTCGTCAACCCGGTGACTACCTGACTGGTTGTGGTCGATGCCGTGCGAGAGAACGTACTCCAACTAGATCCACTGTTGCTGCTGTATTGCACAGAATAATCGGTGATCGAAGACCCGCCGCTGTATGACGGGGCCGTCCAAGTCAGCGATGCCTGCGCGTTGCCAGCAGTTGCGGCTAGTGAGGTTGGTGCAAACATCGGGCCTGCGTCAGGGAACGCAGCCGTTGGAACTGTGATGGTGGAGCCTGTGAACCCCCTGTCTGTTCCGACAGTCACTCTCACGTCGTCGATGTAACCAGTAAATGTGTACTGCGAGCCATAACCACTGCGTCCAACGCCAAACGAATCAGTTCCTGTTGACCACGCATAACTCGCGGAACCGATTGCCACTCGCGTACCATTCACATACAAATAACAACTACTGCCGCTTTTGACAGCTACGACGTGCTGCCATGCGTTTGTTGTAATCACGCCTAATGACGAAGCCACCTCGTTCACACCGGCCTTACTCAGAGCCAACTGCCCGGAACCGGAAAAATACAATACGGCCTTGCCATCACTTCCTCCAGACGCCCCAGCCCCATGCGTTCCACAAATAAATTTGGTGCCAGACATATCAGTGGGATATATCCACGCCTCAATCACGGAATCGCCTGAGAAGTCAAAGGCGGAACTGGATGGTGCCGAGACGTAATCGCCAGCCGTGCTCAGATACATACTCTTTCCGCCCCACTTGGATTGCGTGGCAGACTGCGTTGCGTTTCCAGACGCCGTAATCGTCCTGGCTGATCCAGACGAATCGACAAACGAGCTGCCGTTATTGTCGGCGTGTAGCAACAGAGAGACATTTGTAAAATAGGCGTCAGTAGACCTAATGGGCGTCACCGAACTGCTGGCCGCCGTGAAGGCGCCAGTGCCATTCGCATTGATGCCTGCGACTCTGAAGACATACGCCGTGCCATTGGTCAACGATGACACCACTTGGCTCGCCGTGGTCGATGCGGTACGGCCGAAAGTCGTCCAACTGCTGCCGCTGTTTGAAGAATACTGCACCGTATAGTCCGTGATCGAACTGCCGCCATTGTTGCTGGGCGCAGTCCATGTCAAAGAAACCTGTGCGTTGCCCGCTGTGGCAGTGAGTGATGTCGGCGCGGCTGGCGCAGAAGCTGGCGTGGCGGTGGCCGAAGAACTACTTGTTCCAGTCCCTACGGAGTTGATGGCCGCAACGGAGAACGAATAAGCCGTACCGTTGGTCAAACCAGTAACTGTGTAAGTTGTGCCACCTGTATTGATCGTTCCGCCAGAGTACGTGATTGCGTAACCGGTAATGCTGGCCCCACCGTTGTTAGCGGGAGCGGTCCAGGCTAGCGTCACCTGACCGTTGCCCGCGGTTGCTGACAGCCCAGTCGGAGCATCCGGCACTGTGATGCTGCTTGGCGTAGCACTCACGCTGGCCGGGGAACCAGCACCTGCAGAAGCATTCACCGCCGTGATAACAAAAGTGTAGGAAGTCTCATTAGTAAGGCCAGTGATTGTCTGGCTAGTCCCGCCAGTGGTTGCGGTCACTTCTGTGCCATCGTCAGCGACATACACAATCTGATAGCCGGTCACGGCGCTGCTGCCAGCGGATGACGGGGCCGACCAACTCAGGGCAACCTGCGCATTGCCGGGTGTGGCAGACAAGCTTGTCGGTGCGCTAGGGGCAGTCAGCGGGGTCACAGCGCCCAGCTGAACAATGTATTGATAGTCCTGCGACGTTGACACAGCCCCCGCAGCTACCGCCTGCGCGGCCGTCAATGAACTTCCCTTAAACCCGTAATTCAGCTTGGGCATTAGGTAATGCTTTCGTATGAAACGAACAGCGTGAGGTTGTTGGCGGTTGTCGCAGCCTGCGCAAATTGCAGGGAGTCACCAGGCTCCAAGTAGACCGCATCGTCAATTGTGGTCGCATTAAACAGATTCTTTGCGGGAATGGAGACGCCCGAGTGCAAAGGATACGTTACGCCACTGCGAACAAAATTAAGGTTAAACGTCTGCGCGGATGCAGTTTGATTGGTGACATACATGGTGCGCAATCGCAGCGTGGTGTTTGCCGCACAGGTCAGAACGGTAGCCGTTGATGCGTCGATTGGCTTGGTGAGCGACAGGCGGGCTTCGACACGCGCTGGCCTAGCAAGATCCGGCAGCGGCATTGTTAACTCCAGTTGTAGGGTAGAAGGTCACCAAAGTAGAACGAGCCGATCAAACCGGATGGCGAAGGATATGCTTCCAAGATATTGCCCGCCTCACGGATTCCGGTCCACAACGGGATGAAAGGCAAGTTGCCGACAACGCCGTCATCGTCAGGATGATTCTCCACCGAATACGCACCGCTTCTGGATCCGGCATTGAAGCGCGCGTTGTTGTCCACAGTGAGTTTGCGACGGCTCATCCGAACTCTTTCCAAAACGTGGTCACCACCAATGCGCTGGCAACGCTAGCCGCGGCATAGATGGATTGAGCTTCTTTGATGCTTACGCCGTTGCTCTTGGCAACCACCACCAGAGTGGACTTGGCAGGCACCGTAATGGTGTTGGCTATCCTGTAGGCCGTGCCCGTGTTGGTGGCCGCGGCGTACATGGTGACGGTGATATCTGCCCCAGCCGCACTAGTGTTGGATACGATAATGCTATCGACTAGGAACACCTTCCCGCTGGACGCGGCATTGGATGCCAAGAGTGTGTCCGTGGTCGCAGTGAGAGACACCAGCGAGTTGTTGGCGTAGGTCGAAGTGGTGGTGCCGAGATTGGGGTTAGCCATAAGTTAACTCAGTGCATAGACCAAGGAATAGTTGGGAACACCAGCGGCACCCGTCGCACCAGCGGCACCCGTCGCACCAGTAGCGCCCGTCGCACCAGTAGCGCCCGTCGCACCTGGGCTACCGAACGGGCCGAACTCCACATAGACGGCACTGTTGATCCAGTGATACGCCTTGCCGGTATCAGTTGCCACGTACAAGGTCGCCTCAACGCCGGTGCTGGGGAAACTGGCAGTGGTGGCATACTCCACAATCGAAGCCGTGGAAGACGAAATTAGCGATGCAACGCCACCGGCCGCAGTGCGGTAGTACAGCTTGCCGTCCTGCTGATTGACCGCTATTTCCCCATCGCTGAGAGACGCGGGAACCGCCGAGGCCGTATTCGATCTCTTAATGCGTACCGTGGCCACTAAAACGTCCCCCCATCGATATCGGACGCGGGGGCCAAGTAATCTGTTCCAGCCACTGCCAAGCTGTATGTCGTTGTGCCGTTACCCTTCAGCAGACCGTTCACCGCAGAGGTCAGGCCCGTGCCACCAAGAGCTACAGAGACGGTGGTGAAACCGCTGCCCAAGGTTCCGCTGGTCAACGTGCCCACGCTGGTCAAAGACGAGCCAACGACCGTGGAGCCAAGTGCCGTAGCTGACAGGACGTTCGTCCCTGCGATCTTGTAGCTTTTGCCTGTCAGGATGTTGAAGTGTTCACTGCTCGTCCAAGACGCGGTGGCTGATACCCAGTTCAGCGTGTAATCACCAGTGCCGTGCAAGGTGATGCCGCCGCCGTCTGCAGCTGCGTCAGTCGTACTGCCCTTGGCCAGTTCAATGTTTTTGTCTGCAACGGACAAAGTGGTTGACGAAATTGTGGTGGTCGTACCATTGACCACCAAGTTTCCGCCGACCGTCACGTTACCCGTGAATGATGCGCCAGCAAGCGGCGCGTAGTTTGCAAGTTGGCTGGAGACGTTTACCCCAGAGACGGCACTGTCCACGTAGCTTGTGGTAGCGAACGCACCGCTTCCTGCTACCGCAATAATACTAGTTGCCGAGCCTCCGGTGCCACCGGTGCCCGTTCCATAGTACATCACATTCGTCTGTTCGTTGTAGCACAACTCTGCATTGGCAAGGCTACTGGGTGCGCCCGCGCCGCCGCCGCTTGCTCGTCGTTTAATGCGAATTGTTGCCATCAGTAATTCCCCCCGTCCAAAAGCGTTAGCTCTGGGTAGTTAGACCACTTCCCGTTTGACCAGCGCAGCACATCGCCATTTTGGATATTTTTGATGTCAACGTCACTGAATGAAGTGACTGTAAGCGCGGTTGACGGCACGGCCAGCCTGAGAGAGGTGAGGAGGTAGGGGAGGTCGCTCCACCGCGTCACACCATCCCCTATCTTTATTGCCCCGGAACTGTAGGATCCGTCGCTATAACTGAAGGTGTCTGTGGATTCCTCGCTTGCCGCGGGGATTTCACGCTCATATCCAATTTCGCCAGCAGCCAGAATGGGGTTGGTTGCCGCCCACTCTGCCGCCGTGCCGCGTCGAAATTGGACGAGCTTGTAGCTCATACCCCACGCCCCTTCACCCGATAGGCGTGTTTCTCAATCACCTTCTCCCTGAGATCGCCAACCTTGGCAGAAGGGTTCAGCCGCTTCTCCTTGGCGACCGCTTCCCTGACAATCGCTTCACTGATCAGCTTCCGCTTGGGATCCGCAGGACCGGGGTCGTAGTTCACTGTGCCAGCCACTGATAGGCGGCGCTTGTGGGCGACTTTGAGGACATCGTCGTTGTTTGACACCCAGGCTTCGGGATCCCGCCAGCCTCGCTTGTCGGCCAACCCGCCAACGTAATGCTTGCCAGAAATGTTGATCCCGGCGCTCTTGGCTTCCGCGGCTACGTACCTGGCTTGGCGAACGGGCATATCGTCCAGTTGCTGGTTGTTCATCCGGCCCTGCATAAAAGCCCGGTCGGTGCCCTTGGTGCCGGGGGGCGTTTGCGTGGCGACCATAGCGGCCCATCGCTCGCCGTAGGGCAGGGCGCGTTTGTAGGCGGCGATGGCTTCTGCGCCAGCGCGCTTAACTTCAACCGGGATTTCCATTGGGCGGTCCTTGTTGCGGGGGCGGGCCACCAGGGGGAGGTGGCGGAG